TCCAAGTTTCCCTTCTGTTTAGTTCTGGTATCCATCTTGCGTATCTTGATAGGGCTATGTACTGCTGATACTGATTCATTTTTCGTACTCCGTATAGTCGTTTTCAATAATTTTATCTATGTAATGTTTAGCTTTCTTTAAATCTTCTAAGCCATTTTTCTCTTTGTATCTTGATACATACTTAACTACATTACCTTGAAAATAATCCAGTTTGTTAGCAGCAATAAAACCCCATACTTGGATAGGTAGTTTTCTATAGTGATCTCCACCCCATTGAAAGTTGCTAACACCCTTAACAATTTTAGTCATCTTATCCTCCGTATTTATTTTTTAAGTAATCTATTGATACAGGTAACTCATCAAAACTTCCGTTGTTTACTTCATTTAATAACCAAATACCTTTCCAAGAACTGTTACCTTGATTACCTAAGTATCCTTCATCATGTTGAGTAAACATACCAGCAAATATACTGGTTAGTCTTACGTTGTCTGCTCGTTTACCATAAGCAATATCACGATCTTGTACATGACCCATTACACAACTCATCATCTTCTTAGTTAGCATAGCTCTAGCTGAAGATACAGGTCTACCCATAACACCAGAGGTAAAGAAGTGAGCAAATGCTACACCCTCTATAACAACAGGCTCTAAGTAATCAGCTACTTCCCAGTCGTCTAAGTTAAGATCAGAGTAACCAATGCAATCTTCAAGCACAGCATCATTCTCAATACACCTTTCAATTCTTTGCTCGTGATTACCAATGGTAAACACCATACGAGGTTTCCATTGTTTCTTCTTATTTATTTTTAACCTAAGACGCTCTGTCTTGATAGGCTCTAATAATAAATCCATGGCTAAATTACCAGCCTCTATATCTTTCTTATACCTACGTCCTTCAAATGATTTCTTACCTTTGTCATAAGAGCATAGGCTTTCCATATCCCAATGATCTCCTAAGTGTACTATCACATCTGGTTTTTTATCTGCTATGTACTTACCAGCATAAAGCAAATGGTCGAGTGGTACGTCAGGTTTTACTTGGGTGTCTGGAATAATTGCTATCTTCATGATATTTCTCCTTTAATTAATAATCGTACATATCTCTTAGTGCATCATCTCTTGCTATAGCCTCTTCAATGGAAAGTATGTCATCATCAAAGTCTAACTCTTTCCTTTCATAATCTTCATCAGAAACACAACTAAGCATATCTTCTGTAATAAGCCCTTTACTTTTAAGACTATTGATAAGGTCTATGACTTCATAGCTTGATACCACTACACCATCTATACAAGACTGACACTCCCTAGTATAGTCTACTGTAATAAACTCTGGGTTATGAGTCCCACAAAACAAACAGAACATAACCTCTTCTTTTTGCATGGCTACTTTCTCCCCTTAATCCAATTTAATGGTACAGATGTACCAAAAGCAAACTTAATATTATGGTCGTTACACCAATCTGAATACTTCTTTCTTTTCTTTTTAGTACACCATTGATCTCTCATAAACAACATACGAATATCTAAATTTGGATTTGCTTCTTTGGTAGCTAACATCTTTGTTCTATCGGAACTTACAAACCTTCCTTTAGCCTCGATAATAAGTGAACCTATTATAAAGTCAGGTATATAAGTCTTACTAACAAACACTATACCAGACGCACATAAACTACACTTTCCTTTTTTACTGATAAAGTAAGGTAACTTAATAGTTTCATAATCAAACTTAATGTTTCTATCTGTCAGGTCTTTAGCTATATTAGCTTCGTATTTACTTCTGTATTTGTTCATAGCTGAAGTCCATTGGCATTTGTTTATCTCTTTGTAATATCCACAAGAGCTGACTGTTTTGAACACACCTGTTACGACCTTCCTCATATCCAAATTCTTTTATGTAAAGATCAATAATCATATTGTCCCAATCTTTTCTTGCAGTGTCTTTTAATAACTTACTTGCCTTAACTTTACCAAGACCTCTAATACCTAGAATGTTATCCGAGGTATCACCAGTTATCATTTGCTGATAAAAGAACCTAGTACCTTCTTCTTTAGTTACATTTGTAAACTCTTTTTTTACAAAATTATAATGCTTTCCTTCGCACATCAACAAGTCTTTATCTATACTAGCAATTATTGTATAAGGGTTTTGACTTAAGCCCAGTGCATCATCAGCTTCTATATTATCTACCACTTTAGCTTTGTAATTATTGATTAAGTAATCTCTTATTTCTTTGATGTGTACTGGTTTGGGCTTACCCTTTCTATTATTTTTGTAATCGTCCCTAACTTTATTTCTGAATGTTGTCTTAGGTGTGAGATAGATATTGTATTCCGTACAACCTGAGTCCTCTATGATTTGATTAACGTACAGTTTAGTAGAGTGTAGTGCATGAGGTAAGGGGTCAGCTTCAACTAACCCCGTTTCCTTATCCGTACTTTGACTAGCGAAACCCACTCTGTAGCAAATTATATCGCCATCAATTAAAAGCCTCATACTAAAAGGGTACATCATTATCAAAGTTAACTTCATCTTCAGCTACAACTGGATCATGAGTTTCAGTTGGTTTAGTTTGTGTCGCCAACCTATTACCATGCTTCCATCTAGCCAATCCAAACAAAGATTTAATAGCAGGGCTATCTGCATCTTCAGCATCACCAACACACTGGTTAGTAATTGTACTTTCATCTACACTATCTCTATACTTACTAGGTATGGAGGTAACACCTGTAACAGTATCATAAACATTGCCATTTTTTTCCTCATTCTTAATGATTATGTTTACTGGTTCACCTAATACTGATTCCCAATCAGCAGTTGTATCCTCTTCAGCAGTAGGTACGAAGGCTTTGTACATAGCATACTCAGTAGATAATCCTGACATCTTACCGAATACATTAAAGCCTTTATGCCAAATGGTTCTAGGTCTAACGACACCATCAATCTTTACAGTTGAACCTAATACTTCAAAGCACAAAGATATTTGTTTACAAGGTGGCTTAACCTCACCTTTGTACTCACGCTTCTGTAAACCTAAGCCAGCTACATAGGCTAATCTAGCTTCATGTTCACCTTCTTTTAAGTTAGTATATTCCATTACCATATTACTTCTCCGTTTAGTTTAAGTTTAATGTATCTTACTATAATCACTTCCAAATTGCATATCAATTTCTAAATCTCTATTTAATTTTAGCATACTATTTACCTTTTGTACAGCTTTTTCTAACAATTCTTTAACATTTTCTTCTTCCCCCTTTTTAATCTCAAGTATAATTTCATCATGAAAGTTAGCAGTTATCTGTTCACGTTTCTGAAGTATAAACCCCAACCACATATCAAACAAATAAGTTCCAGTCCCTTGACATAATGTACTGAACCTGTCTTTATCACTTCGTAATGAGTACCAAAGTTTAGACACAGGGTTAAACTGCCATGTACTATCTTCAACTACTTTAGTTACCATACTTTCACTGATAGCCTTAACACTCCAGTTACGTTCCCAGTACGCTTCAGATAATTTTGTAGCTTCAGCTTTGGTAACCCCTAAGTTTTTAGATAACGTCCCCACACCACAGCCATATTGTAAAGCATAATTTGCAGACTTATGTTGATGCCTAATATTGGTTACTCTCTCAAGTTTGTTACCGCTCTTGTAATCTTTCACTTCTTGTTGAGTAACAGCTTTAGCAGTTAATGCAAGGTCAAGATGTGGATCAAAGTCTGGTGTACTTAATTCTTTAACATACTCAGGGTCATGCTCCCAAACGAAATGCTGTTTGACTCTGTCCTCTAGAGAACATTGATCCGACCCTAATAACTGATAGCCATTTCTTGCTACTAACAACCCTCTAATTTCTAATCCGTAAGGCTTTCTCGCGGAGGGTAGATTAACACATACAGCGTGCTTGTACCTCAAAGTGTTAGTTAATCCTTGTATAGAAGCCTCTACAAAGCCATTCTGGACGTTCTTTAGTAAGCCCCTTACCAACCCTATACGGTGCTTAACAACTGCCATAGAGTCGAGAACTAGGACTTCTGGGTGTAGCTCGGATAACCTCTTGACTGATTGACACAACTCACCTTCTTTAGTCTTGACTTGAGGTATCTTTCTTTCCTCTCCAAACCCCTCACCTCTTAGATACTTAAAGGTCGTTGGCTTCCAACCCAACTGAAACAACCAATCCTTAATTTGCTTAGAGCTAGAGGGATTAGGCTCGTCCATTCCTACTGTTTCTTCTATTGGTAAATCATATTCAACAGTAAATCCATTGGCTTCTGTTAATACTTTCCAACGCTGACCAGATTGTGATAGGCTTCCGTCCTGTTTAAACGGGAGCTTAGGCTTGTTTCTTTTAGTTGTTTTAGGAACTTTAGGCATGACCCTAGACAATTCATCAATAGCTTCCTTGTCTTTTTGTTCTAGGTCAACCAGTAACTTCTCAGCTTTGTCAACATCTAGTTTCCATTTTGAAACTTCCTGCAACCTAGCAACCTTCATCTTGAAGGATAGGTATTTAACTAAGGGTTGATAGTCACCTTCATAAATCTTACTTAACTTAGACTTCATTGTATCCCACAGCTTAGTATTTATTTTCACATCTTCTTTACATCTGTGAACATACTCTTCCTTTGTTAAGTTATCCCAATCAGTAATAGTAGGTTTAGCAATCCCTAATCTTTCACCCCACTGTTCTAAGCCATGTCTGACCAAGTGCGGATACAAATACCAACTGAGGCTAAGAGTATCTATTAGTTGAGCCTTGATCTTGATACCTAACAGCCTCTCTAATACTGGAATATCATATCGGACTATGTTATGACCTATTAGAACACTATCACTACTAAGGTTCTCAAAGAAAGTCTTATCTACCTCTTCTCCATTCGCTATAATGCAGTGTATTGTGTCTGGATTAATTCCGTTACACTCTATATCAAAAACTATTTCTTTCATATTACCACTTCCTTTTAATTGTTTCCAAGTACTCAGTAGTATCTTGGTTATAAAACATATCTACTGTACCACTAGTACCATGCTCACGATCATATAGGATTTTTACTTGAGAGTGATTAACCTTTTCTGGGGGACACTCTGCTGACCTATTACGCTCTAAGCCCAAGCCTATGTGACTCCACTTCTCGATAGCCCTAGAGCCTGTCATCTGTCCAGACAGAACTTTTCCGCCCTCCTCATGGCTCTTGCTACCTTTACTGGGTGGATTAACATGACTGAAGCATATGATAGTGATAGGATAAGTGCTGACCAGATCAGCAATGTCAGTCATTATCTCATTAAGTTTATCATTAGCTTCTGAACTACTGAACCTAGATATTAGTGCTGTTAGTGGGTCAAGAAAAAACTCACATATACCTAGTTGATAGTGCTGTTCTATCATACAGGTTTTAATATCTTGCCAATCTCTACTTCCTGTCCGATCATACAAGAATAGCTTACCCTTAAACCTATCTAATGTTGACGCTAACAACCTATCGTCATAAGAGTTATCAGGCAACAAGAAGTTTGTACCTGCTAACTTAGAGGCTATTTGTTTAAGAGATTTTATGGGTGCTACTTCTAAATCATAAACACCCACTGGTCTATTATGCTCTATAATTATGTGCTTAACTAGTTGATTTTTAAATTCTGATTTGCCCGCTTTAGCGTAACTAGCAAGCACAACTATAGAATTAGGTCTTAGTATGCCATTGTGAGTTATCTTGTCTAGAGTACTCCAACAAGTAGACAACCCTTTCTCTGGTCTTGCTAGTGCTTTGGCAATTAGATCGTCATTGACCTCAAT